TGAAAAGATAGTTAGTTTTCGAAATTTATTGAAAAGATATCAAACTACAAATAACCCTGGTGTAGCCTTTTCCACTTCAGACGGGGACGTGGCAGTCTTCGGTACTATGGATGGTAGTTGTATACCACAAACAACATCTGGCTTTTACCAAAATACCGACACTGGTGGTGTCGAACCTTTCCTAGCTGCAGAAGAAGTAAATGCTAATTTATTTTCTTATTTGAGATACGCTTTTATGGGTATGCGTGGTTCAATGAAGCATAGGTTAAAACTTGTAGGTGATTTCACCTCTAACCCAACTGATTACATAACAGTAACATTGAGAGATTCTCAAGATGGATTTACTCCGGGAACAGCTATTCAGCGTCGATTGTCACCTATTTATAGGCAAGAAACAATTAATTTTACGGATCTTACTCTTGGGAGTTCTCTTGCTTTGACGCGGAGTTTTAAGTCAGGAGTTGAAGGAACCATTAATTATCATTTATTAAGTAATGGTGGTGTAGAGTTTGTTACTCCATACTATTCCTCAAATCTTTGGCAACCAGCATTTAATTCTGGTACTAATAATCCTACCTCAGAGCAGAGAGATCAAACGATCAATTCTCAAATGTTATCCGGTAATGTCTCACGTTTTACCTATAGTTTTACGGGAGAATTAGCAAATAGGCCAACTGGTGAGCAAACCGATATTGGTGTTATGTATCATGATACAGCAATCGGTGAAGATTTTCAATTCTTGAGATTTCAAGGGGCCCCACCATTTAGGAGTCCATTGGTCGCTCAATTACCACCTGTTCCACCGCCACCATGAGGTTTAAGGGATTTAGGTTTTTGAATCATTTTACTTGTTGTATCAAACAGCAGAACTTTGAAGAAAGGTCTGTTGCTATTAAGCACGAAATTGTAATATTTTTTATCGTGCTACTAATCCTACATATATGTTGTAGGTACCGAGGAGACGGTCTAGCAAAAATGCTGACCAGGTCGATCCAGTATAAACCACTTTAATT